TTTCTATCCGCCGACGATCCACGCCGACAGGCGGTTGAGCAGCGTCGGGGTAAGCCATTCGATCAGGACGATGCCGAGCCAGACGACGAGCAGGACGCTGACGACGCCGCGCAGGAATCGGAGTCGGGCTGATGGCACTCAAGCGAGTCTGCCGCGAGCTAACGGCGTGCAGCTCGCAGCGCTCGTTGATGCTCGCGACGGCATGTCATGCACTGACGCCAGCCCTCGGGCGAGATGTAGGTATTCGCCGCGTCATAAGGGTGCCCCGCAGGGCAGTGCGTCTTGCGTGCATTGATCGCCGGCGGCGAGATGCCGCGCAGGTTGTTGACCCGTTGACTGACGACTTGCAAGTGGGCGGGATTCACGCAGCTCGGGTTGCGGCAGAGATGATCGAGATGCATGCCTGCGGGGATAGGGCCGCGCAGCAATTCCCATGCGACTCGGTGCGCGCGCAACATGCGCCGTGCCGGCGGCTCGGACTTGATGACGCCGTAACCGAGCGGCACTCGCGCGCCGCGCCACGGCCAGCACTTGCTCGGCTTATCCGCCGTGACGTAGCGCCAGAAACGATCCGCGAGAGTGAGAGGAGTTGGTCCCGGTGGCACTAAAGCGAATATGGTACCCGAGTCCCAACTACAGCTCTCGCGGCGGCTCGGGCGTGCGTCTGATCGTGCTGCACACCGCTGAGGGCGCGCGCACTATCGAGAGCTTGGGCAGCTTTTTTGCTTCAAGCTCGGCCGGCGTCAGCTCGCATGCCGGCGCCGACGACAAAGCGAACACAATTGGTGAATACGTCAAGCGCTCAAACAAGGCGTGGACGCAAGCGAACGCGAATCCGGTAGCGGTCAGCATCGAGCTGTGCGGCTTCATATCGTGGTCGCGCAGTGAATGGGAAAATCAGCACAAAGAGATGCTGAACAATTGCGCGAAGTGGATCGCCGAGGAGGCAAAGCAGTACGGCATTCCCATCGTCAAGCTCAACTCGTCGCAAGCGCAAGGCTCAGGTCGCGGCGTCTGTCAGCATCGCGATCTCGGGAGTTGGGGCGGCAATCACTCCGACTGCGGCAACAACTTCCCGATGGACGACGTGATTCGCAAAGCCGGCGGCACCGTCACGTCGGGTCCGGCGGCGCCGAGCGCGCCGAGCGGCAAGGCGCCGCCGTTCCCCGGCACGATGCTCAAAGACTTCACGCAAGGCAACGGCACGTCGACATGGCAAGGTCAAATGCGCTCACGCGGCTGGTCGATCTCGGTCGACGACGCGTACGGCCCGGAATCGGCGAAGGTGTGCCGCTCGTTTCAATCTGAGAAGGGGCTCGGCGTCGACGGCATCGTCGGACCGGAAACGTGGGAGGCAACATGGTCGGCACCGGTGACGTGACGTGAGCGTGTGGACGGCGGCGCTGGACATAGCGTCAGACGCGACGTGCCGCACCCGCCCACGCCGGCCGACGCTCATCTCGACGGCGAACACGGACGCTGGCAGCCGCACGTTTTGCTCGGCGTCATCGGCGGCGGCATCGCGCTATGGCTCGTCGTCACCGCAATCTGTTTGCTCGGCTTGAAACAGAGCAACCCGGAGGTTGCGATCACCGCTTTGTCGGCAATCGGCGCGACGCTTGCCGGTGGCTTCGCCGGCTGGATCGCGCGCGGTCAGCATCTAATGGCGCGCGACGCGAGCACGCACGACAGCAACGATGCAGACTCGTCGTGACGTGTGGTGGGAGTGGCTCACCGCCTTCCTGAGCGCGGTCGCCGCCGTCATCGGCTCGACATTGACGCTCAGGCGGGTGGCCGAGCACGAGCAGCATGCGTGCGACTTGCGCCTTGAAGCATTCCGTGAGGGGCTAGATCGTGAGAGGTAGTGTCGTCGCATTGATGGGCGCGTCGCTCGCCGCCGCCGCCGGGTCCGGTGCGCTCGTCGCCGTCGCCGTGAGCGCGAGCAGCGCGCCGGCCCCGCAAAAGACGGTGACGGTGAACGTGGCGAACGGGGCAACGGGGGCAACCGGCGCGACGGGGCCGGCCGGCGTCGTCGATTGTCCGAGCGGTTTCGTGCCGGGGTTGGTGGTCATCAATCACCCCGGCGGTCATGTCACGATCTATGGGTGCATTCAATGACACGCAATGACTGGATAGGACTCGCTCGCGCCGTCGTCGTCACGGTCGTCGTCGTCGTGCTCGCCGGCATCGTCGTCGAGATCGTCAATCACACCGGCATCATCACCGGCCTCGGCTTTGACGATCAGATCGCGCGTGCGCTCGCCGACGCCGTTACGTTCTCGCTCGCCGGCTTTGTGCTGTACGACCAATGGCGCGATTGAGCATGGCGTCGCATCACTATCACGGTGAATGGGAGCAGACGCGAGTGATCGCGCTAGAGCGCGTCGGTTATCGCTGTCAGCGCTGCGGCAAACGGCGCACGCTCGACGTGCATCACGTCGACGAGCGCGGCATGCACGGTGCTCGCGCTCACGATCAAGCGAATCTCGTCGTGCTGTGTCGCAGCTGTCATCGGCGCGAGCACGGCTGCATGCCGCGCCGTGATTGACTCAGACGCACTCACGCCGGTGCAGCAGCACGGCTCGCTGCTGTTCAAGCGCGACGATCTCTACGAACCGTTCGCCGACGTGCCGCTCAACGGCGGCAAGGTGCGTCAAGCGATGCTGCTGCTCTCGCATGCACGCGAGCAGATCGTGCAGCAGCACGGCGGCGTCGTGCTCACGGCGACCGGCGTGCACTCGCCGCAAGGGCTCATCATCGCGCGCGTCTGCCGCGAGCTTGACTTGCGGTGCGTGATCTTTGTCGGCGCGACGACGGTCGGCGGGGCGCTCGCGCGGCACGCGATGCTGCGTCACGCGGTCATCGCCGGCGCGAGCATCGACGCTCGTGCACGCGTCGCGTATGAGCCGGCGCTGATGCGCGCGGCGCAGCGCTGGCGCGCAGAGCACGACGGCGCTGGCTACGTCGTGCGCTTCGGGATCAACCTTGAGGATGACCCCGACGCGATCATCGGCTCGACGGCAGAGCAGGTGTCAAACGTGCCGAGCAGTGTGCGCAGCATCGTCGTGCCGACCGGCGCCGGCATCACGGCAGCGGGCGTGATCGTCGGCGTCAAGCGCTGTGATCTCGACGCGCGTGTCGTCGTCGTGCAGATCGCCGGCTATGACCGACGCGAGCTGATCGACCGCATCGTCGACGGCGCCGAGTATGAGTACGTCGCGCTCGTCGGTCACGCTTACTCGCGGCAGCTGCGGCGCAGCGTCGGCAACACCATCACGCTCGATCCGATCTATGAGGCGAAGGCGTACGAGTGGTGCCGCACGCACTGCGACGACGGCACGCTGTTCTGGATCGTCGGCGACTCGACGCGCGTGCGCGTGCACGAGACGCCGAGCCGCGCACGCATGACGCTCGTCGCCTGAGATCGCAGCACACCGTCGAGGCGCCTGCCGTCGCGCAACACGACCGGTCCCGCCTGTCGAACTCCGACCGGTACGCGGCGCCTCGGCTTGAGTGCCGGGGTGGGGGGGCACCGCCAAACCGGCGCGATGCGCGCGGAGATCAGGCAGCTGCGAGAAAAACCGCCGAAAAATCGATGAGCACCGCTTCTGACACGACTAACGCCGGCGTCGCCGAGCCGATTGCCGATCTCGCCGTGCCGCTTGAGCAGCTGCGGCACTATCCGCGCAACCCGCGACGCGGCGATGTCGATGCGATCAAGCGCTCGCTAGAACGCAACGGTCAGTATCGGCCGATTGTCGTCAACCGACGCACCGGTGAGGTGCTCGCCGGCAATCACACCGTCAAAGCGGCGCGTGATCTCGGTTGGCAGAGCGTCGCCGCGACGTACGTCGATGTCGACGACGAGCAAGCGGCGCGCATCGCGCTCGCCGACAACCGCACCGCCGATCTCGCCGTCTACGACGACGCCGAGCTAGTCGCGCTGCTGCAATCGCTCGACGATCTCGACGGCACCGCTTGGCGCGACGACGAGCTGACCGCGCTGCTTGAACAGCTCGACGCCGAGTCGGTAGACGACGACGACGAGCAAGAGCCGCAGCGTCTTACGTTCGATGTCTACTCGCGCGAGCAGCTGATCGACGCGGCGTTCGCGCACTACCGCGCAACCGGCTTTCCATACCGGCAGCTGCCGCTGTTCAGCTGTCTGCTTGAGATCAACAAACTCGCGGCGCTGTCAGACGACGCGCTTGAGAACACGATCCTCGGCTACGGCGTCGCCGACACTTATCACCCGCACCGCTGGCACGTCGAAGTTGAGGGCAAGCGCACCGCAATCGACACGTTTGAGTCAGACAAGTATCTGCGCGTCGCGCTTGAACACGTCTTTGACTACGGCGTGCATCTCTCGCCGCAGAGCTTCGCCAACACGCTCGCGCTGACGCGCAACGCGCAAGCGGCGGCGAACTTTCGGCCCGGCTATGCGCTCTCGCTGCTGCGCCGCTACGCGCCGAGCGGCGCGAGCGTGCTCGACAGCTCGGCCGGTTTCGGCGGTCGGCTCGTCGGCTTCATCGCGTCGCAGTGTGAGCGCTACGTCGGCGTCGATCCGGCGCGGCAGACGCATGAAGCAAATCAGCGACTCGCGGCCGATCTCTGCCCCGCGAGCAAGCGTGTCGAGCTGCACTGCGCGCCGGCCGAGGACATGCCGTGCGACGAGATCGGCAGCTGCGATGTCGCGCTCACGTCGCCGCCGTATTTCGCTAAGGAGCGCTACAGCGACGAGCCGACGCAATCGTTCGCGCGCTATCCGACCGCGACCGACTGGCGCGACGGCTTCCTTTTGCCGATGCTGCGCTTGCAGCACGCCGTGCTCGCCGACGGCGCTTACAACTTGCTCAACGTCGCCGACGTGACGATCAAAGGCGAGACGGTGCCGCTCGTCGAGTGGTCGCTAGCCGGCGCTCGCGACAGCGGCTTTGAGATCGTCACCGTCGAGCGCTACGCGCTGCATCAACACTTCGGTCGCGGCGTCGACGAGCGCATCGACGAGAGCGGCGTCGCCGGCGAGTCAGTGATCGTGATGCGCAAGTGAAGTGCACGGCGACATGCAACGACGGCTCGCCGTGCCGCAAGCATGCGATGCGCGGCAGCGAGCGCTGCTCGCTGCACGCAGTGAACCGTGCCCGACCGAAGCTCACCGACGAGGCGACCGACAAGCTGCTCTCGCTGCTGCGCGCCGGCTCTTACGTCGATGTCGCGTGCGACGCGGCCGGCGTCGCGCGGCGCACGTTCTACAAGTGGTGGAAGCAAGGCGATCCGGCCGGCAGCGATCCGGCGTTCGCCGAGCTGCGCGAGTTTCGCGCGCGCGTCGAGCAAGCGAAGGCCGACGCCGAGTCGCGTCTTGTCGCCGTCGTCGCGTCGGCTGCGCGCGAGAACTGGCAAGCAGCGGCGTGGCAGCTTGAACGCCGTTACCCGGAGCGATGGGCGCGACCGTCACAGCGCGACCGCGACGCCGAGCGCGAGTCGGCGCCGGCGCCGGCGTCGAGCGACGATCCGTTCGCGGAGATCGATCAGCTCGCCGCGAAGCGCCGTCAACGTGAATCATGACCGACGAGCTACAGACGTTCGCGAACTTCTGCGCCGTGCTGCGCCTTGAGGACGGCAGCGCGATGACGCTTGAGAGCTTTCAGCGCGCGATGCTCGCCGACTACTTCGCCGGCTCGGCCGAGACGCTGATCTTGCTGCCAAAGAAGAATGGAAAGTCGACGCTGCTCGGCGCGCTCGCGCTCTATCACTTGATCGTCACACCGGACGCCGAGTGTGTGATCGGCGCGGCGTCGCGAGATCAAGCGACGATCCTGTACGACCAAGCGGCCGGTTTCGTGCGCCGCACGCCGACGCTTGAGCGCAAAGTCGACATCAAGCGCGGCTATCGCGAGATTCGCAACCGTGAAGATTCCGGTCGCATACGCGTGCTCGCCGCCGACGTTGACACGGCCGACGGCGTGATCCCGACGCTCGCGCTCGTCGACGAGCTGCACCGGCACAAGTCGGCCGATCTCTACGGCATCTTCCGCGACGGCCTCGGTCCGCGCGACGGTCGCATGCTCACGATCTCGACCGCCGGCGGTCACGAGCTGTCACCGCTCGGACAAATGCGCGCGACCGCTCTGACGCTGCCGACCGTGCAGCGCGACGGCGCGCATCTCACGGCCGCGACCGCCGACCGCTCTTACGTCATGCACGAGTGGGCGCTGCGCAAGGAGGACGACCTCGACGATCTCTTGCTCGTCGCGCAAGCGAATCCGGCGAGCTGGCAGACGCTGCCGGCGCTGCGCGCGCGTCACGACTCGCCGTCGATGCTGCCGTGGCAGTGGGCGCGCTTCGCGTGCGGCGTGTGGGTCAGCGCCGAGGCGTGGTGGATCACAGCGGAGGATTGGAACGCGCTCGGCGTCGCTGACGACTTGAGCGCCGGCGAGCGCATCACGCTCGGTTTCGACGGCGCGCGCGTCGGCGATTCGACCGCGCTCGTCGCGTGCCGCTTGAGCGATGGGCTCGTGCAGCTGATCGCGTGTTGGGAGGCGCCGCTTGACGCGCCGACGTGGGAGGTTCCGGCAAACGAGGTCGACGCCGTGCTCGCCGAGGTCATGGAGCGTTATCGCGTCGTGCGCGGCTATTTTGATCCGCCGCTATGGCGCTCAGAGATCGACAGCTGGTCGCGCGAGTACGGCGCGAAGGTGATCGAACGCTATGAGACATCGCGCAGTCGCATGATGGGCGCCGTCGAGCGCTTTCGCACCGATGTAGCGACACAGCGCTTGCATCACACCGGCGACGTGACGCTGACGCGGCACGTTCTCAACGCGCAGACGCGCGAGGCGCGCGGCGGCGGCTACTGGCTGACTAAGGAGAACGCCGCGTCGCGGCACAAGATCGACGCGGCCGTCGCCGCAGTGCTCGCGTATGAGGCGCGCGCCGACGTGCTCGCCGCCGGCGGCAACCGCTCGCGCGTGCCGGTGAGCTGGAACTAGATGCAGCGATTCGTGAACTTCTATTGGCGTCACGACCTACCCGGCTGCGGTCGGCTCGTCGTGTTCGCGTATCGGCGCGGCTGGCACCGAAGCTAGTATGGCGGCTCAAGACGAAACGACGCAGCTCACCGGCGCGGCGCTGACCGCCGAGCAGTGGCGCGACACGCTGCTCAAGCAGCTCAGCGGTCGGTTGAGCGCGATCAAGCGCTGTGACGCGTACTACCGGGGTGAACACCGTATGGCGTTCACGACCGCGCAGTTTCGCGAAACATTCGGGCACTTGTTCGCGGCGTTCGCCGACAATTGGTGCGATCTCGTCGTCGACGCGTCGGCCGAGCGCTTGCGCGTCGAGGGCTTTCGCTTCGGCGGCGCCGACACCGGCGCCGACACGGCGGCGTGGGAGATTTGGCAGCGCAACAAGCTCGACGCCGAGTCAGACATGGCGCACACCGACGCGATCAAGCTCGGTTGCGTGTACGCGCTCGTCGGCGCCGACGACGGCGGTCAAGCGACGATTCAAGTCGAGGCGGCAGACAAGGCAATCGTCTGCGTCGATCCGGCGCAAGGTCATCACCGCCTCGCCGGCTTGCGCTATTGGGCCGACGAGTTCGGCGTCGATCACTGCGCGCTGTATCTGCCCGATGAAGTGCGTTGGTGGCGCCGCGAAGGCGGTCAAGCGGCCGGCAAATGGGTCGACGACATCGGCTCAGGCACGAATCCGCTCGGCACCGTGCCGCTGATCCCGCTCGCGAACATGCCGACGCTCTCTGACCGGCTCGGCCGATCAGACATCGAGCGCGTGATTCCGCTGCAAGATGCCGTCAACAAGCTGTGCGGCGACATGATCGTCGCGAGCGAGTTCGCCGCTTATCCGCAGCGATGGGCGACCGGCATCGAGATTCCGGTAAACCCCGAGACAGGCGAGAAAATGGCGCCGAACTTTCTCGGCGGCGCTGATCGCGTGTGGGGTGTCGAGAGTGAAGGCAGCCGCTTTGGCAACTTCACCGTTTCCGATCTCTCGCCGTACGTCAAGGCGATTGAAATGTGCATCCAGCACGTCGCGGCGCAGACGCGCACGCCGCCGCACTATCTGCTCGGCGCGATGGGCTCGTTTCCGAGCGGCGAGAGCTTGAAGGCGACCGAGACAGGGCTCGTCGCGAAGGTGCGCCGCAAGCAGCTCTCATTCGGCGAGGGGTGGGAGGAAGCGATGCGGCTCGCGTTCGCCGTCGAGGGCGATCAGCGCCGCGCGGAGATGGTCGAGGTCGAGACGATTTGGGCGAACCCCGAAAGCCGCATCGTCGGCGAGACGGTAGACGCAGCCGTCAAGCTCGGCGCGCTCGGCGTGCCGCGACCGGCGCTGTGGGAGTACGTCGGCGCGTCGCCGCAGCAGATCGCGCGCTGGAAGATCGAGGGTCAGCCAGAGCCGACGCCGGCGCTGCGCGAGACGGTGACGGCTGCGGTCACGCCGCAGCAGGCCGAGCAGATCGCGCTCGGCGAAGTGCCGACCGGCGCGGCACCGGGCGCACCGCCGACAACTTCTGCACCGGCGCCGCCGGTGAGAAAACCGCCACCGACAGGAGGCAGCAGTGGACAGTGACAACGCGACGGCCGGCGCGACGCCGCCTGAGCACGACCCCGCAAGCGGCGCGACGCCGAGCGGGCAGCAGCAAGCGACCGACGGCGCGACGCCGCCGGCGAGCAGCGATGAGGGCGCGAAGCCCGACGTGTCACTCGGCGACAAGGGCCGCGAGGCTCTAGAGCGCGAGCGCGCGGCACGGCGCGATGCCGACCGGCAGCTCGCGGAGGCTCGCAAGCGCGTCGCCGAGCTAGAGGACGCCGGCAAGTCAGAGAGCGAGCGCACGCGTGCCGATCTTGAGCGCGCGACCGCTCGCATCGCCGAGCTTGAGCAGCAGCAGCAAGAGCGCGAGCTGCTCGATCTCAAGCGCGAGATCGCGGCCGAGGCGCAGCTGCCCGAGCAGATGGCCGAGCGGCTGCAAGGCTCAGACGTGCGCTCGCTTCGCGCGGACGCGAAGCAGCTCGGCGAAGCGCTTGCCGCCGGCCGACCGGTCGGTGATTTAGGGATCGGTCGCGGCGCCACCGCCGCCGGTCAGATGCGCGGTCCTGACATGAATCAGATAATTCGCGAGGCAGCCGGCCGAGGCTGACAGGCAGCGCGACGCGCTGTCACCCGCTCGGCTCTCGCCCTCATCGAAAGGGCTAGAACCCTATGCCGTACAACAACGTAATCACGCGCACGAACACGGCTGCGCTGATCCCGGAGGAGGCGTCGGCCGAAGTGCTCAAGCGGTTGCCGACCGCATCGGCGGCGCTGTCACTGTTTCGTCATATCACGATGTCGCGACAGCAGTACCGCATGCCGATCATGGCGGCGCTGCCGGTCGCGTATTTCGTCACCGGCGACACCGGCCTCAAGCAAACGTCAGAACAGCAGTGGGCGAACAAGTATCTGAACGCCGAGGAGTTGGCGTGCATCGTGCCGATCCCGGAAAAGGTGCTCGACGACTCTGCGTTCGATATTTGGGGCGAGGTAACGCCGTTCGTGATCGAGGCAATCGGCCGCGCGCTCGACGCCGCCGTCTTTTTCGGTACGAACAAGCCGGCGAGCTGGCCGAGCGCAATCGTCACCGAAGCGACGGCGAAGGGCAACGTCGGCGTTGCGCCGACCGCGACCGCCGCAGAAGGCGGCGTCGTCGGCGACATCTCAAAACTCATGCAGCTCGTCGAGGAAAAGGGCTTTGACGTGAGCGCGATCATCGCCCACCGCAAGATGAAGGGTCTGCTGCGTCAAGCGCGCGGCACGACCGGCGAGCAGCTGACCGCGATGGACCCCGGCACGGAGGTCGAGCCGGCGCCGACAAACGTGTTCAGCGTGCCGGTGACTTATCCGATGCGCGGCGTCTGGCCGACCGCAGCGAAATCATGCGAGGCGATTCTCGGCGATTTCTCGCAAGGTCTGCTCGGCGTGCGGCAAGACTTCACTTGGAAGCTGCTCGATCAAGCGGTCATCAACAACGCCGAAGGCAAAGTCGAATATAACCTCGCACAGCAGGACATGGTGGCGATGCGCGTCGTCTGCCGCTTCGCGTGGGAAGTCGCGAACGTGCCGCAGCCCGAGGCGAACGCGAATCAGTACCCGTTCGGCATTCTCAACTCGGCGACTTGAGAGAGTGAACATGACACCGCAAGCAGCGAAAGCGACAACAGCAGACAAACCGGCGGCAGCTGCAACGCCGCCGACCGAACCGAGCGTCGATTACGACGAGGCGCTGATCCTCGGCGTCTGGCCGTTGATCGGACTCGCACCGATGGACGACACCGATCACACCGTCGAAGGTGTAGCGGAATAAG